GTTAACGAAACACTTATCGTCGAATTGTACTCCAAATAATACATACAGTTCTACAAATGCACAAAGCACAGTACTTATGCGTATAGGTACTGTGCTTTTTCTTTTAAAAATAGTTAAAATTTGTGTGCGTTGCTCAACCGTTGCACAACCTTTAACTAAATGATGACGGTATTTTATTTACTTCTTCGATGTACTGCTCAATTGTCTTATGCGTGTACACATCTGCAGTAATGTCTTTACTTTGTGTGTGGCCAACAATAGCTTTTAGCACGTAACGATCCATTCCATAATTACTGGCCAAGGTTACGAACGTATGCCTAGTATCGTGTGGTAAGTGGTCAGATATACCGACCTCTTTACAAAATCGTTTTATTGGCTTTCCTAGGTACTTTGAAGTGTACCCATGAGGGATAAGTGTATCAGATTTAGAAACGCTTGCCTTGGCGTAAATTTCGCGATAAAAAGGCATAACACAGTCGGCAATAGGTATCAATCTATCCTTGCCGGCTTTTGTCTTCACACCACCAATGATATATCGTTTATCTAGGTGCACGTTTTCAATCTTTATGGATAGTAGCTCTATTGGTCGCATGCCGGAGTAGATATACATTAATAGGAGCTTGGCTATATCCATGTGAGCATGTTCCCATATGGTTTGAATTTCAGCCTCTGTAAACGGTTTATGTATGTCTGACTTCTCAGCCGGTTTTAATTCAAGGAGTGCTGCGTAGTTCTTAACGATGATATCGTTCTTAATAGCAGACTCAAAGGCACCGTTCAAGCCTTTTAATATAATAGCTATAGATGAACGACTTAAATGGCTATTTTCATCGATTATAGCCTGTAGGTGCACGAGTTTAATCTCTTGTATAGGTTTATTCCAAATCGAGGTTAACTTCGCTTGTGCGGTCGAATATCCGCCTTTTTTGACGTCTATTCCTTTTCGCTCTTTGTCAGCTATCATCCAACGCCAGCATTCACTGAATAAGACTTTCTTTGTTTCAAACTTTTCTGGGTAGATACCATACTCCGATAAGGCGTCCCATGCTTCTTTAGATTTAGCATAATAACCAATCGTCTTACGCTTACACTTACCGTCCTCATCATAGCCAATAGTTACGACTGCACGGTAAGGCTTGCGCAAGGGCTTATGTTTCATTTTATAAACGGATCCAGAACCGTTAGCTCGTTTCATGGCCATAAATAAATATCCTCCTTGTCATAGGTAGCGTGGAGGTAGTATAATATGTGTATAGGCAAAACTAAATACACCACCCCGTGCTATTTGGTTTTAAGCGGCGGCATCGTTCATTCGGTGTCGCTTTATTTTTTTTTATTTAATTAGACTTAAATACTAAATTATTTTCTTTATCGATGATATCCACTATCTTTTCTTTAGTAATAGGGATTTCAATTTTATCGCCATTGCCGTTGATGAACTTAATTGTATACGGTGCGTTAAGCACTACATTTTTAGGGAAAGCGTAATAAACGATAGCATAGCTATGTGGCATTGCGTCATATATAACTGAGTTCATCTGTTCAGGCATAATATACTTACCATCTTTTTCAATAAGTAATCGCTGTGATGGAACTTGTTGAGCTACAGTACCGGCTAATGGGTTCTTAAGATGCATTGCATAAGTGGCAATATATACATAGTCATTGCTATTTACTACTGCGCTCTTAAATGCTTCTCCAGGAAATATTAGGCGCTCGTCTTTAGAGTAAGCAATGTACTTTGCGATTGTGCCAGGTGTAACTAATACGGCCGCACCGCCTGCGCCACTCCGAAGTTCAACCCCGTAATTGACAGGATTTTCTAATTTGCGGTCCGTCTTATATGATTGGCCAACACTCCATATTTTGTTGTACGTATCCGAAGTTACATCAATAAACTGTGAGGCAAAAGAAGTACTTACAGATAGGCTGAACATAACCATTAAAGGCAATAATTTACGCAATTTCATTTTTATATCTCCCTGTGTTAAATAATATGATGATAAAAGTCGATTCCGTTAAGGTCGCCATCTTCAAGTTGAGATAGTCTAACCATACGCTCGACTAAATTAACATGATGATCAACATAAAAGTCATCACGAATAATATGACTTAGCTCATGTTTTATTTCCTCCCTCATACGATCATGAGGGAGGTTTTTGTTTATGTAGATATTATGAGTATCTACATCCTCTGACTCTTCAGAAACCGCTTTAGCATTTGGTAAGTCACAATAAATTAAATTAATAATCAATAATATCACTCTCCCTTGTAGATATTACTTATGCTTGGATTTTAAGAATTCAATGTATTTGACTGTTTCTTCCATGTCCTCCTTACTTATATCTTTAGCGGCAGAGAAGAGCATACGAGCCCCTGGTCGTGTGCGTAGGTACTCTGCAAATTCAGCGGCTTCTCGGTCTGTGTAGTAGTCTTCAGTATATTTCTCTACCAATTCAGATTTAGGAACGCCAAAATAGTTTGCCAATAATTCAATTTTATCGATTCTAGGATATGTGTTTCCCTTTACCCAATCGGTAAACGTAGTATACTTTAATCCTAAATCAGCGCATATTTTATTGCGATCAATTCCGCGACTATCCATTAGTCGTTGAATATTCTCAGCCATAATAGCCTTGTTACCTAAATCACTCATAAGAACCTCTCAAAACTAGAATATATTAATTAATATACCTATATATTACGATATTTTCGTAATAAAATCAATATTTTACGGAAATTTTACGATAGTTTAAGTTTGGTTTATAGACATTACGGATAAACCGTAGTAAAATGATGACTGTAAACAAGATGTGAGTATTGAGAAAGGAGGTAGCTTATGAAGTATACATTAAAGATGTTACGGGCTTCAAAAAACTGGTCTCAACTTGAGGCATCTAAAGCAATTGGTGTATCTGTTGATACTTGGGGAAATTGGGAGCGCAAACGCTCTTACCCTGATGTTCCTAACATAAAAAAAATACAAGAGGTATTCGGTGTAGCGTATGATGACATTATTTTTTTATAGTTGATTACGGTTAAACCGTTACGGAAGGAGCAGACAGATGAAACAGAAAGAATTTGTAGTAAGAATGTTCGGCGATGCGATCTCTGAGCGAATGAAAGAACTGGAAATGACAAAAACTGATTTGGTACGTGCTGCCGAAATCTCACTACCGACTTTGCAACGTGCACTAGAAGGTAGATCAGTCCGGATGGATACTGTAGTAGCAATTTGTTACGCACTCGAAGTTAACGACGACAGAGATTTCTGGGAAACGGATTATTACAAGCCGGCGCTTGACCGCATATAGGTGAGCACATGTCAAAAGATTACTTACATGCCATCATTTATTTATGCCTCGTGTTAATCACAATTGGTTTGATAGCAGGAGTTTGTTTATTTCTGATTATGGTAGTTGTATTCACGGCTACAACGTTGTAAAGAGGTGCTGATTATGATTACAAAAACAATCGCTGTGAGCCAAATGGCTACGGTACTGGGGTGGTCGCTAACCGCTGTTCGTGAATGCATCGCCCGAGACAAATTCAAATTCGCTCAATGCTGGAAGACCGAAGGGAAAAAGGGCAGAACTTTTTCCATAGATAAGGATGGGTTTAGACACTACTTATCTAATACGCTCGGATGGACAGACAGCAAAATCGATAAAGAGTTTAAGGAGGCACGCATCGTATGAGCAGAGCAGTTATTTACACAATTAGAGTTGTAGCAGCATTACTGGTTGTTGGTACTGTAGGCTCTATCGAAATAGACCGCATTGATATGTGGACCGGCTTTTGCCAGGGGCTACTTGGTATCACGCTTTGGATACTCTCCGGTTACTGGATTGAGGAGCTAAAAGAGTATGGCAAAAGATAAGTTCTGCAAAGTATGCAATAAGAAAGTCAAAAGCCCATATACGAATTGGTCTTACTTAACCGGTGAGCCACGTATCGTGTGCGATAACTGCAAAGAAATACATCCAATCGTTAATAGATACCGGATGCAGGCTAAGTTAACTCGTAAATATGTATAAGGAGAATATTATGCCAAAAGTAAACATTACAAAATCAGTAGTTCACGCTTTTGTCCGTGCGGAATATTTGAAAAAGCATGAGCCTTTGAGAAACGCACGAAAAGAAGCTCTGCAAAGCGCCATAGAATCAAGTCATCTATTTATAGATTTTAAAAACATAATGGCCTCTGCGGAATCGGTTGCAAGTGCGTTAGAAAAAGCCGGATACGGCTCAGAATTTAGACGAAATCTTGTCTCTTGTGATAAGGCGTTAAATCGTACAATAGGCAATTTGTATACGGCGGGTCTTGATAAACCTAGTGACGAGATTAGAGTATTATATGCAATTGCAAAGCCGTATGATGAAAACCTTAAAAAGATAGAACAAGCCTATCAATCGGCGCGCCGTGTTGTCGATACTGCCCCTAGTGGCAAAGCGGCAGCTGATATTTTAAAATTGGCAGGACTTGACTTCTATGCGTGGCAAACTACTGACACAGGAGAGGCATTAGATTTAACCGCATTGAGGGGCGGTGATTAAATTGCGAGACTGTACAACGTGCCCAAATAAAGATTACTGCATTCCTGATGAATGCCTGGGCACAAAAAAAAATGCCCCAACGCACGGCAATGCGTAAAGGGCGCATAGAAAAATATCCATTTAAAGTATATCACATCGTTAAACCGAAAGGAAACAGAACAATGATCGAGTTAAAAATTACAGTAGACAAAGCAGTTGAGTTAGAACAAGAAGTGAAAGACCTATATCAATCCGTCGTAGGCGCTCCAGTTAAAGAAGACAAACCCGCTGGCAAGGAAACACCCAAGAAGACTGAGCCAGTTAAAGAGTCCTCTCCTAAGGAAGAAGCACCTACTAAGGCTGAAGCACCTAAAGTAGAAGAACAGGCTCCTGCACCTAAGAAAGAAGTTGAAATCCCTAGCCTTGAAGCAACTCGTGAAGCAGTGAAAGACGTAATGGCGAAAGCTACTGATAAAACGAAAGCTAAAGGCGAATTCAAAGCCTTCTTAGATAGTATCGGCGCTGAAAAGGTAACATCTGCTACCGATGAACAACGTATTCAAATTATGGAATGGGTGGCTAGCCGTGGCTAAGAAACACGCCTTACTAGGTGCCTCCAGTAGCGCCAGGTGGTTAGTATGTACTCCTTCAGCAAGACTAGAAGCGATGTTCCCTGATGAACAATCACCGTATGCCGCGGAAGGTACTGTAGCACATGACCTGGCAGAAGCAATTCTCCGACATAAGTTAGAGGGTAAAAAAGCCCCTAAGCTAGATGATTACTCCGCTGAAATGGTAGAAGCGGTTAATCGATATGTTGACATCTGCGAAGAAAAGGTGAACGAAGCTCGTGCTCGTTCATCTGATGCCGAAGCCATGATTGAATCACGGCTCGACTTCTCTAGATGGGTACCGGAAGGCTTCGGCACCGGTGACATGGTAATCGTAGCCGATGGCATCCTGGAAGTGATTGACCTGAAGTACGGCAAAGGCGTTCCTGTCAGTGCCGTCGAAAATACACAAATGCGACTCTACGCGTTAGGTGCTTACGACGTTAACGAGTACTTGTACGACATCAAAACAGTTCGTATGACGATCGTTCAGCCGAGACTCGATAGTGTGTCTACCGATGAAATGGCGCTCGAAGAATTACTAGATTGGGGCGAAGATATCAAACCTATCGCACAACGTGCCTGGGAAGGTATCGGCGAATGTACACCTTGCGATTACTGCAATTTCTGTAAAGCACGGCACACCTGCCGAGCATTAGCGGATACTTGCCTTGATACATTCTATAAGAACGGGGGCAAGCTCAATCAATTACTCACTGACAGTGAAGTATCTGACATTCTAGCGATGAAAGATTTAATCACAAAGTGGATTAAAGGTGTTTACGACTTTGCATATGAGAAGGCCTTATCGGGTGAAAAGCAATGGCCTGGATACAAATTAGTAGAAGGTACATCAAGACGTACAATTACGGATCCAGACGCCGCTGCTAAAACATTACTCGATAACGGCTACAAAGAAGAGGAAATCTTCAAGCCTCGAGAACTCGAAGGTATCACGAACTTACAAAAGGTACTCGGTAAAAAGGGCGTTGCCGAATACTTAGAAGCATATATCGATAAACCGGAAGGCAAGCCTACGCTTGTACCGGAAAGCGATAAACGCCCAGCAATTAATACAGTTGAAACAATGATGAATGAATTTGAAGATGAGGTATAAGAGATGAATAAAACATTAACAACAGCACTTGCAATTTCCGCGTTAGCAGTAAACGTAGTTGGCGCAACTAGTAATAACACAGTAGGTGGTACAGATAATACTATCTCCGCAACGTCTACAAGCTCCGCAGTATGGGGCTTCCAAAACAATATCAATGCAAATAACGCATTAGCGTTCGGTACTAACAATACTGTAACTGGTGAAAATGGCTTCGCAGGTGGTAATAATGCTACTGCAGCAGGTCGTAACTCCTTTGCGTTTGGCTCCCATGCTGAAAGCCTAGTTGAGTACACAGTGGCAATCGGCAATCAGGCCCGTGTTTCTAGCTATGATAGTGTGGCTATCGGTAACGGTGCCTTCGTATCCGGTGAATCTTCTGTAGTATTAGGCAGAACTAATAATGTTACAGGTGCCGACACTGTGGTTGTCGGCGCTAACAATGGCACAGTAGCTGGCGGGCAATCCGCCGTAGTCGGCTACAATAATAAAATTGGCGCAGACAAAGAGCAATTAGTGTTCGGTTCTAATTCTGAATCTAATGGTCAAGGTGCTCTTACATTTGGCACCCATGCCAAATCCTTAGCCACTGACGCCGTTGCATTCGGTAACAATACGATTGCTGACCAAGCGAATTCGGTGGCAATCGGAACGAACTCCGTTACAGATAGCGCCGTTGGCGTTGATGGTATCACAATCAATGGCACTAAGCACGTATTTGCTGGTGAACAACCAGCAAGCGTAGTGTCCTTTGGTTCTAAAGCACGTGCCGGTGCAGGCGGAGTAACTCAGTACAACCGCCAACTCACGAATGTTAGCGCCGGCCAAATCTCCGCTGATTCATTAGACGCTGTCAATGGTAGCCAATTATACGCTGCTATTGATGAAATCGAAACAAACGCTAAACAAATTAACAAAAACAAGCAAAACATTAAAGATGTGGCAATCGGTTTGAACATGCTAGGCGATGTAGTGAACGATCATGAGCAAGCTATTACAGGTAATACTACTGCAATTACTAACAACACTAACCGCATCAATGGTAATACATCTGCTATCAATTCCCTTGGCCAAAAGGTAACTGCTAATACAGCTGATATCCGTGTACTTGAAAAGGTAGCGGATAACCACGAAGGGCGCATTACTGATTTGGAACATCGTTCTTTGGGCTTAGCTAATGACATTAATAACAAAGTCAACAATCTTGGCCAACGTGTTAACAAGTTAGGGGCAAGTTCCGCAGCACTTGCAGGCTTGCATCCATTAGACTTCAACAGAAATGACAAAGTCAGCTACGCTGTAAGTTACGGTCATTACCGTAACAGTAATGCAGTAGCGCTCGGTGTATTCGCTAGACCGAACGAACGTATTATGCTCGGCTTTGGCGCTACTTTAGGTGGTGAGAACCAATACACCGTAAACGTAGCATTTAAAACTGGTAAAGGTAGTGACTACATCGCTGAAGCCAAAGATGCACAAAGCCGTATTTCTAAACTTGAAGCACTCGTAAACAAATTAATGACTGAAGTAGAAGCTAACAAATAATTCATTTAAAGAAGGAGACCGTAACAATGGCTAAATTAACAACTGGTATCGTAAGACTTTCCTATGCAAACATCGCTCAACCTCGCAAAAACGACGACGGCAAAGCAAAATATAGTTCCCAAATCATTGTCGACAAAACAGACAAGAAAACAATCAAAGCATTTGAACGAGCTATCGAAGACCTTAAGGCTGACCCAAAGGCAGTCGCTAAGGTAGAAGGTAAAGCAGCATACCTTAAATTGAACTTACGTGATGGCGATACAGATGAAGCAGTAGCAGACCAACCTGAAACATATGCAGGTAAGTTCTTCATCAATGCGAATAGCGATAAACAACCTATCGTATTCACTCGGGACAAAATCAAGATGGACCAATTCGACATTGAAGAAGAAATCTACTCCGGCGTGTACGCGCAGGTAGCGCTTTCTGTATTCGCTTACAACTTCAATGGTAAGAAGGGCGTAGGCTTTGGTCTAAATGGTGTTCGTAAAGTTAAAGATGGTGACCGCCTCGGTGGTGTTCACGTATCTGCTAGCGACTTCGGGGACGACGATTTAGGAGACCTAGACGATGACGATTTAATCTAAGGAGGCAAATATGGAGCTCAGTATTGATGTGGAAACGTATTCCGACTGTCCTATTAAATATGGGACGCAGCGGTACGTTGATGATACAACATTTGAAATACTGCTCTTTGCCTATAGCTTCGACGATGAACCGGTCGAAGTAATTGATATGACAAAGGATCCACTGCCCGAAAGGGTGGTGGACGCTTTGTATAACAAGGAAATTACAAAGACCGCATTCAACGCAGCATTTGAAATGCTATGTCTAAAAAAGTACTTTCCTGATGCGGATTACACGAACTGGGAATGTACGTCGGTACTTGCTTTGTACTGTAGCTTACCGGCAAGCCTTGATAATGTGTCTAAAGCTTTACGATTAGGTGAAGCCAAAGACTCAAGAGGTAAACGCCTAATTCAATTCTTCTCCGTACCTCGAAAACCAACTAAGACAAATCCTAAGACACGAAATATGCCGGAGGATGCTCCTGAGAAATGGGCGGAATACATTGAGTATAACCGACAAGACGTGGTAGTAGAAAAGGCAATTCGTAAACGCTTACTTTCGCTGAAGCCACCGGCTATTGAGCACGAGTACTGGTTACTCGACCAAGATATCAACTGGCGAGGCGTGAAAGTAGATATGGAACTCGTCGATGCGGCGCTTGCCTGCAACGACGAAATTGTGGAGGAAGCTACCGAGTCATCTAAGATATTAACAGGATTAGAGAATCCGAACAGTACCATGCAACTTAAAGAGTGGCTAACTGCGAGATTGGGATATGATCTAGAAACAATGCGAAAAGACGATGTATCAAACCTCTTAGCACAGGATATCCCCTCTGATGTTCGCAAGGTACTGCAAAATAGGCAGGTGCTCGGTAACTCCTCCATCAAAAAATACTTGGCCATGAAAAACGCTGTATGCTCAGATGGTCGTATCCACGGTATGCTTCAGTTTTATGGAGCTATGCGTAGCGGACGATGGGCGGGCCGTGTAGTACAACTACAGAACTTGCCTCGTAACTACCTAGAAGATTTAGACACAGCTCGGGAAGTCCTTAAAAGTAGAGACGTAGAAATGCTAGACCTACTATACGGAAACCCTGGCGACGTGATTAAGCAACTTATCCGTACCGCTTTAGTAGCAGAGGACGGACACCGATTCATTGTGGCCGACTTTAGTGCTATTGAAGCCCGTGTTATCGCCTGGCTTGCTCACGAGCAGTGGCGTCAAGATGTATTCGCCCAAGGTGGCGACATATACTGCGCCTCCGCATCAAGCATGTTCCACGTACCTGTCGAGAAGCACGGGGTTAACGGACACCTTAGACAAAAAGGAAAGGTAGCCGAGTTAGCGCTAGGGTATGGTGGCGGAGTAGGCGCTATGAAAGCGATGGACACTAAAGGGGAAATTCCTGAAACGGAACTCCCTGGAATCATCGAAGCATGGCGGCAAGCTAGTCCACGAATTACGAGATTTTGGAAAGATGCAGACAGCGCAGCAAAGCAAGTAGTGAAAACAGGAGAACCCGTACGAATTAGACAAGGTAATATTAAATTCTTTAAATCGAAAGGCTTCCTGTTTATCGAATTACCGTCCGGTCGAAGACTTGCCTACGCAAGACCTAGACTTGGGCTTAATCGGTTCGGTAGTGAATCGATTGAGTATGACGGTATGGATCAGGTTAAGAATACATGGGGCAGGGTTGAAACCTACGGTGGAAAACTCGTCGAAAACATTGTACAAGCTGTAGCAAGAGATTGCTTAGCAGCCGCAATGCTCAGACTGGCCAAAGCTGGTTACAAAATTGTTGCCCATATCCACGACGAAGTGGTTATCGAAGCGCCAATAGGCGAAGGCAGTTTAGAAGAAGTTATAGATATTATGTGTGAACCTGAACCCTGGAATGAAGGGCTCATATTAAACGCAGCAGGGTTTGAGAACCCTTACTACATGAAGGATTAGGAGGACAATCCATATGAAACTCTCAAAACAACAAATTCAACAACAACGTGAAGCAATCGACGGCTTATATGAACTTGTAAAAGAAGCGCCAGCGAGCGAGCGCAAAGACTCCGCTATGGCATACTGCGAAGGTTGTATCGCCGCTTGTGATTTAGGTCTTAAGGTATTAAACGGTAAGAAAGCAGAGGCTCCTAAGACTGAGGAACCGCCAAAGGCAGAAGAGCCTACGGTTACGGAAGAGCCAAAAACTGAAGAAAAGCCTAAACGTAAACGCACTACTAAAAAGAAAGAAGAACCAGTAGTTGAAGCTCCGGTAGTTGAGGAAACTCCTGAAGAAGACGATTTAGACGATTTGTTATAAGAGAAAGGATAGCGCCTTATGAAGGTCTTATTCAATCTACAAGTACAACAGCTGTACGACCTAGTGCGGCGCAAACAAGTTTCACCATTTACCCCTGCAAGCCATTACCACGTACCTTGCGGACACTCCTTCGCTAACCTATGGCCTATGGAGTCAAACGGGTTTGGAATAGTGCCTTGCAGGGAATCAGATGAGTTCTATTGCCCGAGTTGTGGTGAGCGGATCCACGCTAAAGGGTTTACTGCGGAAGTTGGATATAGCGCCACTGTTCCTTTATCCCTGGACCTATCAATTATAGATAGGGGCGATAAACTGGACGTGCAATTTGAGTACGACACAGTGTATGCCGACGGCGATACCGGGATGATATACAAAGGCTATAAATCTCATGTCATCGATGTGGTGCGGTTTGACTTTAAACAAAGAAAAACCTTTATCATACTTAAGAAACGCTCACGCAGTGATGTCGTCGAAGAATCGACGGTTTCCCCTACACGTTTAGGAAATAGCCCTTTATCCTTAGCTTGGTTTGTAGCCACACCTGCCTGCAGGCTGCATAACCGTCAAGATGAGCTAAAACGTTTCGCTAAGGTATTAAAAGAAGTATTCTTTAGCAAGCTATCAAAGGTCGTAGGGTATAAAGTCAAACGCATTCGACAAGGCGTGCAGGTGTCTAACAATTACGGAGCCTTCGATAACCTACTTCATAACTTAGTATGGAAATTACAAGCTCCGGATGCGCCGGCTATTAATGATAGTCTTAAACGAGACTATGATGACTTCTATAATCGGAAATTCCCTAACGAGACACTCGGTATGGGTAACGTATTAGAGTTAACGACAAAAGGTGATTCCTTTATAAAGGCCTTAATCAAGGCTCATAACTTACCGGATGCTAGATGGGTTAGAAGGTTATTACACGATAGACCGTTCTTCTATGCGAAGATCATCAAAGTTATGGCTACGTTATTTAAGAACAAGGATTATCAAAAGGCTATGGTCGATGTTATCAAAGATAACGCTGATAATACAAGATACATTCAGTCTTGGCCATTATGGCGTGACGACCGCGACTTATCTATCATTCGTAAATTTGTTAACATCCTTAGCCACCAATACGGCGAGCGCCAGGCGTTCTTATTCATTAGGAATGCGCCGTCTTATCACGATATAAGAGATACAGCTAGTATGTATTTTGAGTTATCGAGAAGTCGCCGTAAAGAGGTATGGAGTAGTCGTATCCAGGTGCGTAGCCTACACGACACCATCACGAGAATGCAAAAGTTTGACAAAGTAGAAGACGAAATCGTGCAGCAACGAAAAGCACATCGTGTGCTAGCCGATATGGTTAATGGCTATCGCTTCACGGCGATTGGTTCTACTCACGGCATCATTGATATGGGTATTCAGCTTAATAATTGTGTAAGCTCCTATATCAAAAAAGTAAAAGCTGAAACCTGCGCTATCGTAGGTGTCTATAAATGTAACGAGCCGGTAGCGTGTATTGAGGTTAATCCGAATAGTGATACGGATAACTTCGTAGAGATACACCAGGCTAAATTAAAAAACAATCGTGGCGTATATGAAGACCACGCTATCAATGGGGCTGTTAGTCAGTGGATTACCTCTCACGGATTAAGCGTTCCGGCGTATGTACGAGATATCCAATTTGCGAAGGGAGGAGCGATGTAACATGGATACAAATATCATCATAGCTACGGGCAGAAGTCGCTCCGCCCGTAGCTGGAAGTCTCAGAAAATGACTTGGAGCGCTTTGGCCAATAAATTGGCCGAGCCTACTGTAACGAATGAAACAGCTGCTGAATACGCCAAGATGTCTAAAGCCGATCAAGGCCAAAAGAAAGACGTCGGTGGTTTTGTAGGTGGCTACATTCCCAAAAATGGTAGACGAGTAAGAGGCTCTGTTAAAGAACGGTACTTGATTACTCTTGATGCGGATAATCCCAGTGAGGACTTTCTATTAGACCTCGATATGGAATTAGGCGGTATGGAGTATGTACTTTACAGTACGCACAGTCACACGGATGCTAATCCACGATATCGCGTAATCATACCTGTGGACAGAGCGATGAAGCCGGATGAGTACCAGGCGGTCTCAAGGCGAATTGCTGATAATATCGGGATTGAGTCTTTCGACCCTTCCACGCACCAGGCTGAACGGCTTATGTATTGGCCAAGTTGTCCAAAGGATGTGGAATATGTATATCAACGAGGAGAAGGCAACCTAGTATCTGTTGATCAGTGTCTAAGTACATATCGTGACTGGCGTGATACGAGTCTTTGGCCAACGTCCGAAAAGGAATCACAAATCCGCCTTGATGCGGCCAAAAAGCAAGGTAACCCGTTAGAGAAAAAGGGTTTACTTGGCGCCTTTTGTAGGTGCTACAGTATCACGGAAGCGATAGAAAAGTTTCTTCCCGAGGTGTATGAGCCGACACAAGTTGAGGGCAGATACACATATACGGAAGGCAGCTCAGTTGGTGGTTTAGTTATTTATGATAACGACACCTTCGCTTATTCGAACCATGCGACCGACCCTATCAGTGGTAAACTCGTTAATGCATTCGACTTGGTTCGCATTCACCTATTCGGCGCCAAAGATATTGGCGAAGACCCTGCGACTGCAGTTACTAAACTACCGAGTTATAAAGCCATGATAGACTTCGTCAACGAAGACGGTGCAGCACCAATCCTGCTCGATAAAGAACGTATGGAGGATATGGAGTTTGAGGATATCACAGATGAAGAAGAGGGCTTTTTGTCAAAGCTAAAGCGTGATAAAAACGGTACTCCCGAGTCTGATGTGTTCAACTGTTTGGTGGTACTTAAACATGACCCTGCATTAAAAGGTAAAATCCGTCTTGATGAATTCGCGCATCGGTTAGTCGTGATTGACGATCTTCCGTGGCGGGGTAAGGACGAAACCCCTTATTGGACAGATACAGACGATGCGTGCCTACGTAATTACTTCGCTACTAAATACCTTATCAAGGGTAAAGGTATTATCGACGATGCCTTGCAAGAGGTAACGCAAGATAATAAATTCCATCCGGTACGCCAGTATTTAACCGGCTTAAATTGGGATGGTGAATGTAGAGTCGATACTCTATTTATCGATTACATCGGAGCGGAGGATACCAATTACATTAGGGCGGTTACTCGTAAATGGATGTGCGGTGCCATCGCACGAGTAATGGAACCTGGTGTTAAGTTTGATACGGCGATTGTATTATACGGTGCGCAGGGTTTAGGTAAATCGTTAATTCTAGAGCGGTTAGGCCGTAAATGGTTTAACAACTCACTCGTGGATATCAAAACCAAAGATGCTCTTGAACAAATTCAAGGCTCATGGATCAACGAACTCGCTGAATTGGCACCGACCTACAAGAACGATAACGAAATCGTTAAAGCCTTTATCAGTCGTACCTCTGACCGGTTCCGCTCACCTTATGGTAGACGCACCGAAGAGTACCCTCGCCAGTGTGTATTCGCCGGTTCTACTAATAATCTTATGTTCTTAAAGGACCGCACCGGTAACCGCCGATTCTGGCCAATTACCGGCGATAGGGACCGCAAGACTAAGAACGCCTGGGAGCTAGCGAATGAAGAAATTGACCAATTATGGGCGGAAGCGTTCACGTATTGGGCGGAAGGTGAACCTCTCGTATTAGAGGGTGAACTCGAAGAAGAAGCCCTTAGAATTCAATTATCGCACACTGAAGGCGGTGAACTCGTAGGACTCATTGAGGAATACCTAGAAATGGAACTACCTGAAGATTGGGAGTCTAAAGACATCTACGATCGTAGGGAGTATATCCGGAATTATGGCGATGACGACTATTGTGGTTCAGTGCAGCGGGAGCGGGTTTGTGCCCTTGAGATATGGTGTGAAGTAATGGAGGGCGACAGGAAGAACCTGCAGAACGCAAAAGCAAGGGAAATCATTGACATTTTGCAATCTATTAAAGGGTGGAGTCCTTATTCAAAGAGCGTTGGGAAGATGCGCTTTGGCAAATTATATGGCGTTCAAAGAGCGTTTATCAGGGATACAAGCACTCTCCAAAATAAGGCTAAAACGATAGCTAAAAATCGTAGATAGCCGTGTTGCCGATTTTTGTTGCCGATTAGCTAATTTTCATATATTGATATTTATCGAAATAATTTTTATACACGCCTATACATCGATGATTTTTGATATAAGCTAAAAAATCGGCAACGGCAACACGTGTGGCAACAAAATCGGCAACACGTTTGGCTTAGTTGTTATCTATTCTAAATACAATTTGTTGCCGATGTTTCCTATTATTTACTATTAATTAAAAATAATAAATATATGAATAAGTGCTTGTATACGTATACACGTAAAAAACGCAAATACGCGTATATATATATATGCGCAAAAAAAACACAACATCGGCAACACAACCCCGATGAAGCCATATTTTATAAGGGCTGAGGCCTGTTGCCGATTTTTATTGAGAACGAGGTGAGAACGATAGAAAAAGATATCGAACGTTGGTTAGGAGATCAACTCAAAAAACTGGGGTGTATATATATGAAATTCGTGTCACCTGGAAATGATGGTGTTCCGGATCGGATTGTAGTACTCCCAGGAGGAGCGGTTATCTTCATCGAGTTAAAGTCCACACAAGGTAAGTTAATGGCAAACCAACGGGTTCAGATTTCAAGGCTACGTAAACAGGGCGCTTTAGTATTTGTCTTAACCGGCAAGCTAGACGCTAAGTTATTTTTAGATGATATAGAAAGGGTAATTTGTAGTAAAGGGATATTATGGTAAAAGTACAATGTGCATGGTGCGGAAGAGATTTATATAGGTACCCAAGCCAGCTGAAAAACTTTTCTCGTTCTTTTTGTTGTAGTTCTTGCAGGAGTCAATTTCTATCAAAAAGCACTAACCCTGATGGGTATATCCGGCACGATCATTTGTCAGAGTTTAATAGGGCGCATAATAAGGAACGAATGACACCAGAGGTCCGTAAGAAACTGTCTGAGAACCGTTTCGGTACGGGTAAAGGAGAGGGATATCTAAAGCTACAAGGTAGACATTTACATCGTACGATAGCTGAACAGAAAATAGGGAGGCCCTTACAGCCGGGTGAAATTGTACATCACATAGATGGGAACAAAAGAAATAATTCCCCAGAAAATTTAGAAGTATTAGAAAATCAACGGGAGCATTTTCTAATTCACAAACAAAGATGGGAATCCAAAGGAGGTGATGCCTAATGATATTCAAACCGCATCCTTATCAAAAAATTGCTATCAATAAAATAATAGATAATACACACTATGGACTGCTTTTGGATATGGGTTGAATGGCTTAGGCAAAACCATCTCCACGTTAATCGCAATAGAGAAACTTATGTATGATTACTTTGACATCAAAAAAGTGCTACTCATTGCACCCAAGAAGGTAGCAGAATCTACATGGGCACAAGAGTCGCAAAAATGGAATGAAACAAAAAGTTTGAAAATATCTCCTGTATTGGGGTCAGAAAAGGACCGCATCAAGGCGCTAGAGTGCGAAGCAGATATTTATGTGATGAATCGTGAGAACGTGCAGTGGTTATACAACTACTATCTCGGAAAACTGAAAAAGGAATTCCCTTTTGATATGTTAGTTATCGATGAAAGTTCTTCATTTAAGAACCCACAGGCTAAACGATTTAAGGCTATGCGTAAAATGAGACCGTTCTTTAAACGGGTAGTCATTTTAACCGGCACGCCAGCACCCAATACCTTGATGGATATTTGGGCGCAGATATATTTGTTAGACGGTGGCGACCGATTTGGGAAGACAATTACAGAGTACCGCAATCGATACTTTAAGCCAGATAAGACGAATGGGCATATTGTGTACAGCTATCGCTTGTTACCAGGTGGTGATGAAGCTATATTCGGCAAGATGCAAGATATCTGTATGAGCTTAAAGGCAAAGGATTATCTGAAACTACCAGAGCGCATTGATAATGTGATTACGGTAGAGATGAACAAGAATGAATGGGAACTCTATAAACAGATGGAGCGCGAACATGTGCTAAGTATTGTAGAAGATGATGATATAAGCGCATTAAATGCAGCGTCCTTGGCCGGTAAACTATTACAACTGGCTAACGGTTCTATCTATAACGATGAAGGTGAAATCGTAGTCGTACATAACGAGAAGGTGGAACGGCTTAAAGAGTTGGTAGAAACAAATGAAGGGAAACCGATGTTAGTGTTCTACAACTTCAAACATGATCTTCAAGCGATTAAAGCTGCTTTCCCTAAAGCAGTTGAGCTAAAGACCGATGACGATGTGGCCAACTGGAATAAAGGTAAAATCCAAATGCTATTAGCACATCCCGCATCAGCAGGATATGGATTAAACCTACAAGCTGGAGGCAATATCATCGTATGGTATGGGTTAACGTGGAGCCTAGAGCAGTATCAACAAGCTAATGCACGACTTCATAGACAGGGACAAACACAGCCTGTGATTATCCATCATTTAGTAACAAAAGGTACGATGGACGAGCAAGTCATGAAAGCCTTAGAACGCAAAGAAGCAGGGCAGGACGCCCTCTTAGAAGCTATTAAATATCGTAAAGAATTGTATAAGGAGTAAGACTATGCAAAAGAAATGTAGACGATGCGGAGACACATTTACAGTATCCACTCATGAGGACTACTGCCCGGAGTGTGAAAAAGTAATGACACCGCCTGAAGCTGGATATAGTAAAGAGATTACTTGTGAAGCCTGTGGAGAAACATTTATCCACAGAAAAGACAAGCCTACAGGTCGTTGGCCTAAGTATTGCCCTACTTGCGCCGAGACGTTATCCAAGCCTTATAAAAAAGAAGAGGATGATAAGAAGTCAAAACTAAAACAGACTCTACAAAAAGAACTTGACGCAGTACAGAAAGACGACGTGGTGAATCATCCTTCACACTACACACGGGGTAAGATTGAGGTTATCGACTTCATCGAAGACCAACAATTCCCGTACCACTTGGGCAATGTCATTAAGTACATCTCACGTGCAGGTCATAAGGGCGATAAGTTAGAGGACCTAAAAAAAGCGCAGTGGTATCTAGCAAGATATATCGAACTGATTGGCAGTGACGATACTGCGGTATAGGTGAGCCTATGAATAGATCATGTACTGGGAGTAAACACCCTGGAGTTAGAAAGTTACAACGATTACTTAATAGCCGTAGGCGGATGAAGGATATCGAGGCGCACTTACAGCGACTTGAAGCTGAGGCACAAGATGAGCGGTCTAATACTCCAGAGCAACAGCTTAATCTAAAAACAGCACATAACGATTTGACAGAAGAGTTCCGTATCTTATCTAAAGAGAGGTACGAGCTGTGGACACAGATATGTAAGATACCGAATGACATTGAACGTACATTCCTGGAGAACCGATACTACTTCGGGATGAGCATGAAAGAGGTCATTGAGAGTATGAACTACAGTGAAGCACGTATCTATACAATCCAACGGAACGCGGTCAAAAGTTTTTGTCAAGTATTTTCTAAAAATAAATAAAGACGATATGCAATTAGAGGTAACACTTATGGTAACCTACAAGCGTGGTATGGAAGACAATCAGGGAAAGTCCTCCGTAACCACAAGCTGTAGGGTACGTTCATAGTGAATACCTTCTTGTACACTCCTCCACGGGCTATAAGCAGAAGTAACCAAAAAGGACTACGGCACAACCACGTAGTCCTTTTTGGTTACTTCATCAGATTTTATCGATAAGCATTAAATGAGAATGAATGATAAAAGGTACTTCCAAGCGATAAAACCAGCGGTGGTCGGCTCCGCGCGATATTGTTCCGCCTGTGAGAGAAAAAATCAAGTAGAAAGTACTTTTGGAGAGGACACTTAGAAAGGAGGTCAGAAATGGCAGTCGAGAGACCTAAAGTCAAGTTCAGCGAACATGGTGAGCTCATAGTTACCACTGCGGTCTTATGTCAAATCTTAGACCTGGGACCCGAAATGATCAGTAGACATAATCGTGCTGGTATGCCGAAGGTGGCCACCGGGTGGTGGAACATTCGAGAAGTCCTTGTTTGGCTAGGAATGTCAAAGGATAAGGACGGAACGAAGTCGGCAGCGCAACGAAAATTAGAAGCCGAGGCGGACTATAAGGAAGCCAGAGCCAAACGCGAAAAGCGACTAAGCGAAGTACTAGATGGTCAGTACATAGATGTGGCTGATGTACAACGTGAATGGACTGGACGCGTTAATGAATTGAAGTCATCCCTTGGTCTGCTAGCCAAAGCGGTTAGCAAAGAATTCCCAGACGCAGATACAAGGGTGATTGTAGAGAGGACGGTGAATGAGTGTGTCAACACGTACCTCGAAAGCTATTCGAGGGAAGGGAAGTACACCAAAACGGAAATCGACCACAAAAAGAAAAAATAAAACGAATTCAAAAGCTGAATCTGTTATGACATTGAAAAACAACGTCGATGAATTTTCGTTTACGTGGACAGCTCCCGAACTAGAGGCCTTTAAACCACCGGAGCGATATACCGTATCTGAGTGGGCTGATAAGTTCCGTGTACTGCCAAGTACCGGTGCTGAACCAGGGCCGTGGCGCACTCTCCGTACTCCATACTTACGGGAACCTATGGATATGCTCAATAATGATCTGATTGAACAAATCGTACTGTGCTTTGGTGCACAGATAGGTAAGACGGAAGCAGAACTCAATATGATTGGTTATGCACTACATCAATCTCAAGCACCTGTCATGATGGTATATCCAACAGATGCCCTGGCAGAGTTCAACAGTGAAAAACGTGTACAACCAATGATAAAGAACTCTGAACCATTGGAGAAAATGTATGATGCCAACGCCAGTCAGAAGAAGGAGCTAAACTTCACGAATGGCAATTACATGGTATTGTCCGGTGCTAACTCACCATCGAGTCTAGCGTCTAGGGCAATCAAATATGTGTTCTTTGATGAAATAGATAAATACCCAGCGTTCTCCGGTAAGGAAGCCAATCCAATAAAGTTGGCTACAGAACGTACTAAAACGTTCGTTGATGCCAAACACGTGATGGTATCAACGCCCACAGTAGAGAATGGGAATATATGGAGGGCCTTTAAATCAGCTCACGCGCAGAAAGAGTACTACGTACCTTGTCCACATTGCGGAGAATATCAGGTCCTCAAGTTTAAACAAATTAAATGGCCTGAAAGTGCGAACGGAAATAAAGACCTGGTACGTGATACAGCGTACTACGAATGTGAGCACTGCAAGGAACCAATTCAAGATAAGTACAAAATGGAAATGCTGCGAAGAGGTGAATGGCGAACGGAGAACGTACCGAACTGTAGAGTACGTTCCGTTGGCTACCACCTATCCTCTATATACAGTCCTTGGGTAGCCTTTGGTAAGGTAGCTTACGAATTCCTATCCTCTAAGGATTACGCAGACCAATTAATGAACTTTATCAACTCTTGGCTAGCTGAACCTTGGCGGTCTGCTAAGACTAAGAGTACACAAGATATCCAGTTCACAGAGTCAACGTATGACAGAGGTGTTGTGCCTGATAAGGCTACACTCCTTATTGCTAGCGTTGACGTACAGCTCGATTACTTCTGGTGGGAAGTAAGGGCGTATGCGCCAGGTGTTAAGTCATACTTAATCGACTATGGCCAAGCAAGTACATGGGATGACCTAGAAGATATTATCGTCAATCGTGAGTATCCAAGTGAATTTGGAGAACCACGCCAGGTGATGAAAGCCGGTATTGACTCAGGGTTCAGAACAGATGAGGTTTACCAATTCTGCGCAAGATTCCCTGAAATCTGTATACCTCTTAAAGGTTCATCCAATAGTACAACCATGACGGCACCGTATTCAATGTCAAGTGTTGAAAAGGGTGTTATCGGTGGCTTGAAACTGTATGTACTAAATACCGATTATTGGAAAGACTTTATCTTCGCTCGAATGGTAAGGCCTACAGATGAAATCGGTACGATCCATTTATTCAAGGACTGCCCTCAAGAATATATGGACCACTTAAGGGCAGAAGAAAAGCAAGAAATTCGGAATGTGAAAACTGGTGAGATTACCGTTAAATGGAAACCACTTACTGGACACCCTACGAATCACTTGCTAGATACATGTACTTATAACGCGGCAGTAGCTGATATTGCCGGAGTTAAATATTTAGTAGAGCCTGAGCCTTATGAAGAAGCTGAAGATACAACATCCTATGAGGATTACGGAAGCGGAATCGGTAGCACAGGCCATTGGTTTAGATAAGGGAGGTGAACCATGAGCGATGTAAATGAACAACTTGAACGTGTCCGCCAAGTAATTGAGGATATCGAAACTAAAGGATATTCAGAGTTACAGATTGGTGGTAAGCGGTTCAAGACGATTGACTTGCCCGTACTCTATGCGCGTGAACAAACACTGATGCAACGAGTACATGAAGAGTCCAACGGATATCAAGCTGATGCATTCGTGACATGGGGTGGACGATGAATATCTTAGATAAAGTAATCGGATGGGTTAACCCTGAGCGTGCGCTAGAACGAATGGCAGCACGTGAAGCACTCCGTCAATATGACGCCGCATCAATGGACAGACTGAATAGTGATTGGCAACCTGCATTTGGTACGGCTGAGCAACTAGCAACAGGTTCACGTGATATTATTCGTGGCCGTGCAAGGTCTGCTGAGATGAACAGTGACTTAGCTGAGTCTGCGGTTATTGCCATCTTACGTAACGTAATTGGACCAGGTATCAAGCCACAAGCTAAGGTACGTCATAAGAGCGGTAAACTCAATAACCAACTCAATAATAAGATTGAGCGTGCCTGGGCGAAATGGACGGAGGCAAGTAATGCCGACGTACGTGGGCTATCTAACTTCTACGAGTTGCAAACAATGGCACTTCGTAGAATGTTGTACGATGGTGAAATTTTAGTAAATAAGACCGCACAGGGCGATTATCTCCCACTTGCTATTCAATTAATCGAGGCGGAGAATATAGGGGCCATAGACGTAAAATATGGCAATAATAACATCATTAGCGGTGTTGAGGTAAACGAATATGGAAAGCCTGTAGCATACCATGTTAGCCAAGCAGACCCTATGGGTGTGAGAACCTTTGAGGCTATGCGGTTGACTACAGACCAAGCGTTCTTATTCTTCAAACCAAATCGTCCAACACAAATTCGTGGTATGAGTCACTTGGCGCTAGTCTTGCGTCGGATCCATGATATCGATGAGTATATGGACGCAGACTTAATCGCAGCACGTGTATCAGCGTGCTTCAGTGCATTTATCACTTCTCAGAATTCTGCTAGACAAACTGCAATGCTTCCACGTGATAGCAAAGGTAGACCTAGCATGACAATGGCACCAGGTATGGTAAGACACCTAAGCCCTGGTGAGTCCATCGAGTTTGCAGACCCTAAGCGTAACGCTGGTACTGCAAGCGAATACTCGGCAACTCAGACTAGACGTATCTCGTCCGGTCTTGGTATGAGCGCTGACATCGTAGCGCGTAATATATCTGGTAACTTCTCGGCCGCACGTCAGAACCTGTTAGAGGACCAAAAGACGTTCCGTCAATTACAAGAGTTTGTTATCGCACACTTCTGTATGCCGATTTGGAGAGCCTTTATTGATGCCCTTTATTTATCTGGTGAGCTACCTCCAGATTACCTAGCGAACAAAGACAAATACCAAGAGGTATCTTGGCTTGCTCCAGGGTGGTCTTGGATTGACCCAGTAAAAGAGGTTAACGCCAATAAGGAAGCTATTAAATCTGGCCTTACAACCTTAGAGGATGTGTGCGCAGCATCCGGGCGTGATTGGGAAGAAGTCCTTGAACAACGGAAGCTCGAACAGGATAGGGCTCGTGAGCTTGGGGTGTTACTTGATTATTCCAGTGAGTTGCAACCGCTAACGATGGGCGATGATGACACTACACAGGAAGGAGCTGATGGCTAGTAATGAGTGAACATCAAAAGCGTAGCGTTCTTGGCAACTACTGTCGAGAAACTACTATTGACCACGTCGATACCGATAGTCGGACAGTAGAATTATCATTCTCTTCCGAAACGCCATATGGCCGTTGGTTCGGCGATGAAATCCTTTGCCACGATGAAGAGTGCATCAACCTTGAGCGCTTTAATAATGGCTTGGGTACGGTATTGTTTAACCATGATCGTGATGCGGTCGTAGGTCATATCGAGAAGGTATGGCTAGAAGATAACCGCGGTAAAGCGTTAGTTCGCTTTGACACAGATGAACAATCCGAAACAATATTCCAAAAGGTACAGTCCGGTACGCTACAAGGTGTAAGTGTAGGCTATGCAATCAACCGATATGAAGTATTGGAAGATGAAGATACTAAATCTACTAACGGTCGATTCAATGGTCCGGCTTATGTAGTAACGGATTGGGAACCTTTAGAAATCAGTATTGTATCTGTTCCTGCTGACCCAACAGTGGGCGTAGGACGTAGTGCTGAAGAAATTCATACAAGTATTGACACACAGGAGGATAACACACGTATGGATCAAGAGAAAAATTTAGAAGTTCAAGAAGTAAAATCTGCACCAGTTGAAACTGGTCTTACTCAAGCAGACCTTCAAAAAGCTATGGAACAAGAACGTAAACGTACTTCCGAAATTACAGCAATGTTCCGTGACTTCGATGTAGAAGGTGCTGACGAAGCAATCGTATTGGGTAAATCTGTTGAAGAAGCACGTGAAATGGTAATGGACCAACTTCGTGCTCGTAACAAAGGTGTATCCGTAACAATGGGCGAAGCTGAAAGCGATAAATTCCGTGCCGCTGCACAAGACGCTGTATTGATGGCAGCAGGTATCCCTGTAGCAGATGCAGCACCAGGGGCGCAAGAATTACGTGGCTATTCAATGATTGAAATGGCTCGCGAATCCTTACGTCGTGAATCTGGTTCTACAGTAAACTTCGGCGATAACATGGAATTGGCTCGTGCAGCTATTAACTCCACATCTACATTCCCTGCAATCATGTCTAACTTGGCTAACAAATCTGTAATGGTAGGCTTCAATGAAGCTGAAACTACTTACCAAATCTGGGCAGGTAAAGGCTCTAACCGTGACTTCAAAGAAGCTGCACGTTATGCATTGTCTGAAGCAGGCACCCTTGAATTAGTTCCTGAAGGTGGCCAATTCAAACAAGACTCCTTAGGTGAGGCATCTGCTCGTACTAAAGTAGCGACTTATGGTAAATTGTTCAGCTTAACTCGTCAAGCGATCATCAATGATGACTTGGGCTTGTTCTCCAAAATCGCTACTAAATATGGTTCTGCAGCTAAACGCTTAGTAAACAAAATGGTATACGCTCAATTAACTGGCACAGTTAAAATGCAAGACGGTGTAGCATTGTTTGACAATAAACATGGTAACGTTGCAGGAACTGGCGAAGCGTTATCTGTTAAAGCAATCGCAAAAGCAATTGCTGCTATGCGTCGTCAAAAAGGTATCACAGGTGAAGCAACTCTTAATATTACACCTAAATACTTGGTAGTTCCGCCAGAACTTGAATTGGCTGCATATCAAATCGTTAACTCTACTGCAGCAGTAGACGGCGTAAACTCCGGTGTAGTTAACCCTTACAAAGGTCGTTTGGTAGTAGTATCTGATGCAGAATTAACTGATCCAGATGCATGGTACTTAGTAGCTGACGCATCCCAACACGACACTATTGATGTTACTTACTTGAACGGCGTTGAAACTCCACGTCTTGAAACTCGTCAAGGCTTCGAGGTAGATGGTATTGAATACAAAGTGGCATTTGATGTTGGTGTTGATGCAATCGACTTCCGTGGTCTTTATAAAAACGCAGGTAAATAATAGGGGGATATAACACATATGGCAAAATTCGTATATGAAACAGATCGCATCAATTATGTGGCAACAGCAGATATTAAAGCCGGCGATATCGTAGAAGCAGGTGCACTTCATGGTGTAGCTGTTACCGATATCAAAACTGGCGAAATGGGTGCATTGAAAGTTACTGGCGTATTCAAAGTAGACGCTACTAAAGCTGATACTTACGCAGTAGGTGATGCAGTAAACTTCGTTTCTGGTAAAGCTGCTAAAACTGGCGGTAAACCATTGGGTATTGCAGTAGAACCTAAAACTGCTACTCAAGATACTGTAACAGTAATGTTGAAAAACTAATCATTGTATTTTAACGGAAATGCGGGCCACACGGTCCGCATTAACCCTATGAGGTATAACTTATGCTGACCTATGATGAAAGCGCCTTACTCGATGTATTTGGCGAAAAAATAACATATGAAGGTAAGCAGATTAAGGCTAGTGTAGAAATCGGTGAGTATGATGGTAAAGGTTCTGGATTCGTAACTGGCCTTGCTGATAAAGCTAAGGTGTGGGTTAGAACCAAAGACGTGCCTCTACCTAAGACTAAAGATGTAATCTACATCAACGGTAAGAAGTGGTATGTAGATCATATCTCCGATAGCGACGCTAAAATGCATTGTCTTGAAATTGTGGCCAACGTTAGGACGGTAAGACCATGAGTAATTCACCACTTACCATCGTTGACACTGCTACACCGTATCTTGAATTCATAGCTAAGACTAAACCAGATTGGACTAGGAAAGCTATGAAGTCAGTCGGTTGGATGATGCAGAAGGAAATCAAGGCCGGAATTAAATCCGGTTCACCTGGTGGCCATAAATATGCTAGCTTCATGCCACCTACAATGAGGGCACAATTCGAGGCAGCATTTGGCGCTAAAGTAAGGCGTGCCTATAAGGAAGGCGGTAAGGCGTATAAGGAAGGTTGGGGGCTTAAATCCCGAGCTCAACTTATAGCCGGTGGCGTAAAGGAGACTACAGTTGGATATACACCTCTCGGTAAGATGTATCGAGCTGTTGGTTACCAATATGACGCCAAGTCGCAATCCGTAAAAGTAGGGTGGTTATCATCGTCTGCTAAACGATTAGGCGAACAGATTGAGCGTGGTTACACAAAACAAATCACAGAGCCAATGCGTAAGACATTATTTGCCGGTGGCTTTCAACTTGCTAAAGGAAAGTCTGAATTTAGGATTAAACCTCGTAAGACGTTTGGACCTATGAGGATAGCCCTACAGCCTAAGTTGGTACCTTACCTAGAGTCTAAAATCGGTGAATATGCACTAGGCAAAAGCACTCAATTCGCATCTAGTAGACGAGCATATAAAGTGAGGTAGCAATGCAAACTATTCCACTAGCGGTCATTGCTAACAGATGGGCAGAAGCAATTAAGGGTAATCAGAAGATTACTGATTACTGCATGAAACATTATGGAAAGGATTTAGGGATTTATATCGGTTATGACGAAGCAAGTGCACCTCTTGAAGAGGATTGTCCGTGCGTGATCATACTGATGGATAACAAATCAGAGGGGTTGGCTAGTTCATACTCTTACACACTCCAACTAGCATGGGGGATAGTGAGAAATGAGGTAGAACGTGAAGGTCGTGTAGTCAAATACACTGGAGCGTTCGAGTGTGACGAACTTGGCCAATTACTTGTCGAATGTATCATGGCAGTTAACCCTAACTACCCTGTCATTAACATTGACTACGAAACAGACAATATCTCGTGGCGTCCTGTATATCCAGGTAAAGCCACATACACTATAGAAATACCGCATGTAATTGGCGGTAATGTTGAATATTAGGAGGATAAACATGGCAGTAGCTAAACGTGCACAAGGTGCACAATCTTCTCTTACAATGGCCTTTGAAACTGACTTCGGTACTACACCATCTACTGGTGGCGTAATAATGCCTATTATCAGTTCTTCCTTAAAGGCTAGCCAAAACTTGAATGACTCCTCTGTTATTCGAGGTACACGTAATCCAGCGGCACCTAGTCGCGGTAATATCGATACATCCGGTAGCATTGTTCCACCAGTTGATGTATTGGGATTTGGCTATTGGTTAAAGCTAGGCTTTGGTGCTCCAACTACAACAGCACAAGGCTCCGGCAAGAAACATGTGTTTAAAATTGGTCCAGATATGCCATCTGCTACCTTTGAACAAGGTTACAAGGATATCAGTACTTACCAACAATTCAGTGGCGTACGTATGAATAAAATGTCCTTAAACTTCGGTGGTGACTCTGAATTGACTGCATCTATTGATGTGATGGGATGTAAAGAAACTATGGCAGCAGTACCCTTCGATACTGCACCTAAGTCTATTACATTTACTCCATTCGAAAACCTCGAAGCCACCATAAAAGAAGGTGGCGTTACGGTAGCGAATGTATTGTCCATGAGTCTTGATATCGACTTTGGCCTAGATGGTGATTCTTATGCTATCGGCGGTAAAGGCTTCCGTACATACATTGATACAGGTATTGTTGGCGTATCCGGTACTATTAAAGCCTTCTTCCAAAACATGGACCTATTAAATAAAGCTGTAAACGGCACTGAGTCCAGTCTTGAATTAACGCTTACTAAAGGTACTAACTCCTTGACTATCAAATTACCTGAATTGATTTACGAACGTAACTCTCCTGGTATCGATGGTCCTAAAGGTGTAAATATCGAACTTCCATTCAAAGCATACTATGGTGATGATGCAGGTCAATCCGCAGTAGTATTTGAATTGGTTAACAGTCAAACATCTTACTAATCTAATTCATTAGGAGGTATCTATGAATATTCAAGGTAAAGAATTAAAACCAAGAGCCCTTACATGGACTGAACGTGACGCATTAATCAAAGCTGGTTTAGACTTCGTGTATTGTCCAGTAGATGTTGATAATCAAGTCGCATCTATTGTTCGTAGTCGTGACATTATGCGCTTCATATTAACAGATGTGTATAAGCTCACAGATGAGGAACTCAATACAGTAAGTGATAAGGATGCAATGAACTTCGCCGGTGAAGTCATTACATTAACTTACCAATTACAAGAAGAAACAGAAAAAAACTAGAAGAGGCGTGGAGGTGGATGTCCTCGGATAAGCCGAAGTACTGCCAGGGATGTAAGGAATTACAAACCGCTACAAAGCAGTCCTTCGACTGCTCCGAGTGTGACTTTAACCCACCACGCCTATTATTCGGTTCAAAACTGGCGATGAAACTGTATAACCTATCACGCAGTCAAAGAAATTACCACTCAGGCGGACTAGCCGGGTTCGACTATCCGGCTATACGTACAGTGGCTGAGATAAATAACATTAATCTAAATCCGATGTTATTTAGTCTAATGTGGATATTGGAGGGATTAGAAATGGAGGCGATGAATAAGGATGTCGAATAATGTAGTAGATATCATAGTGCAACTGACCGATAAGAATGCTCAAGCCGGTTTAGAGAAAATCGCCGCTACCTCTAAGGGAACAGTTGCAGAGCTTTCAAAGTTAAAGAATGAAATGTTTGCCATTGGTGCGGGTGCCGGTATTGCCGGTCTAGGTTCTAAACTCGCAAAAGAGGCACTGGCTTGGAACTTATCAGTAAAGAAGATGCAATCCTTAACGGGTGCAACTGCTGAGCAAGCAAGTACATTCCTCTCCGTTGCAAACTATATGGGTGTAGCTACTGACGTTAGTACTGTAGCGTTCGCTAAATTTGCGAAGGCTGTATCTAATGCGCAGGATAAAATGCAAGTTGCATCCGCAGAAGGAAAACTAGCTACTGATATGTTCAGTCGGCTAGGTATTAGCATTGATCAGATTCAAGGTAAGAATACACTTGAAGTATTCTCTATTATCCAAGACCGATTAAGGAATATGAAAGACGGTGCCGAAAAGACACGGGTTGAAATGGAACTGTTTGGTAAAACAGGTTATCAACTTCACGGTATGCTGAATTTGTCCGCTGAGGCAATGAAGCAAGTCGAGGACCGTGCAAGGGCAATGGGGCTCATCATTGATGATGAAGCCGCTAGAAAGTCCGCTGCCTTTAATCGTCAGTTGAAAGACATGGAACAGACGGGTAAGCGATTGGCTATTATGATTGGCCAAGAACTTTTACCGGTGGTTATGGAATATGCACAAGGTGCAATCAATCTAACAAAGTCTTATAGCAATCTAGCTACAGAACAAAAGGAAGCTATTTCAGGTCTTATCAAATTCGGCTTAGAAGCTAGCATAGTAATCACAGGTATTCAATCTGTTACAAGCGCATTAAAGTTCATGCGCTTGGCTACTATAGCAGCAGCCGGTCCTTGGCTTACATTAGCAACCGTAGCGGGGCTTGCAGCTAAGAGCATATATGGTGCGGTATATGCATCTAAGACAGCAGGTACAGACCTTGGTGTTGATGTTAATGGTCTTAGAGCTCATAAGAACTTGAACGCACCTGGCACTAATTCTGCTTACATGGCTAACCATGATGGGCGGTATTGGGTCGAGGATAGTTCATTCTTTGGACTAATCAAGAACGATCGCTTAGCAACGAAAGAAGAAGGCGCTCAAATTGAAGCTGCAATTAAGGCTAAGGAAGCGGCAGATGCTGCGAAGAAGAAAGCCGAAGAAGAGCAAGCTAAGATGGAGCAAGAAATCGAGAACGCTAAGAACGGTCTTACTAATAACGAAGCTATCAATAAAGCTAATGAAGAAGCTAGTAAGGCAGCTAAGGCACAAGAGGCGGCCGCTAAGAAAGCTGAGCAAGCAGCCGAGAAATTGGCAAGCTCTGTAGAACGTCTTAATGAACTTATTCGTAGTCTTACGCTTCAATCTTTGGAGATTGACGGTAGCCAATATGAAATCGATAAGCTCAACGCTAAGAACCAATACGAAACGAATAATAAAAATATTCGTGAGATTATCCGTTCTGCTGCAGGCTTAGGTAATGTTGGTGGTGGTTCTGGTAGTGCCTCTGGTGTACTAGATGCCGCTAATGCTCAACTAGGTAAAGCTTACGTATTGGGTGCAGACGGCACCTGGGCTACAGATTGCGGTAAGTTATTTGCAGATAGCGTAAAGGAAACATTCGGTAAGGATGTACCTCGGTACGTTCCATCTATTATGGATGCAGCGGCAGAAGCCGGAGCATGGCACCCAGAAGGTGACGGATATGTTCCTAAAGCAGGTGACGGTGTCGTTGTACTTGGTGATAACCATATTGTTATTGCTGATGGTAATGGCGGATACACAGGAGCTAACTCTAGTACAGGGGTAGTTGCTAAGCAGTCTATTTCGGGCGATTTTGGAGCGATTACAGGCTACGTTGATACGTCTAAATTAGTAGGTGTGTCCGGTTCTGCAGATGCTCTTAAAAACGCAAATGCTAAGGCGTTGGCAAGCTCCAACCTAGTAGCGGAAGCTAAGGCTAAGAACGAAGAAGTATATCAAAAGAAACTCGAAGAAGCTGACCGTAATCAAAAAATCCGTGTACGTAAGATGAACGAGGAAATCTCAAAACTTGACCTTGAACGCACAGGCGATCGCTTGCAATTACTCAAGACGGAAGCCGAAGCACAAAAGGCTCAAATTGACGATAACATTCGTGAGTATACAAAAGCCGTCGGTGATAAGACATTAGCTGAGAAGAAAGCTAATGCTGAGAAGTTAAAGCTTACGGCTGAGACTAATCAGAAAATTCGTGAATTAGCTTATACGCAACTTAACGAAGATGTGGATAAGCAGTCTAACTTAGTGAAGCTTGGCCGTGTATCTCAAGAAGATGCAGATAAGGTACTTGATGAGTCCCTTAAGTCTTATATCTCTTACGCACAGTCTGAGCTTAATGAGGCTCAATTAAGCGCTACACAACGCTTACAAATTGAGAAGAACCTAGTTGAAGCTCAACAAAAGCTATGGGAAGCCGCAGGACGTAACTTGCGTACTAGCCTAGCAGAAGGTGCTAGACAGTACAGCCAACAAGTGACTAACTATGGTGACCTAGCGAAGTCTACTTTTGATAGTACGATGAGCAGTATTAACTCTTCCTTTACTAGTCACTTAGAAGGTATAGCTACTGGTGCTGAGTCATTCGGTAAAGGGCTTAAGAATATCTTCAAGGATATTACAAATAGTATCCTCAAGATGCTCGTCAACCTATCCTTCCAACAGTACGTACAACCTAAGCTACAAAGCCTATTTGGTGGTGTAGTAAACGGTCTAGGTGCTTTAGGTGCCAGCCGTGGCGGTGTATCTTCGTTTTCTAGTGGCGGTTCTTTCAGTTCTGCATTTACAGGTAATAGCTTCGGCAAGTTTGCAAGTGGCGGTGTAGCTCCTGCGGGCATGACATTAGTTGGTGAGAATGGTCCGGAGCTCTTACAGTTCAACTCCTCTCATCGTATTTACAATGCTAGTCAAACACGTAAGATGATTGGCGGTGAAGGAGCTAATAAAGTAACGGTTAACATCATCAATCAATCTGGCCAACAACTAGATAGCCAACAACAAGAAACTAAGTTTGATGGCGAACAAATGATAGTTGATGTAGTAGTATCTAGTCTTATGACGAACAAAGGAGGTATGCGTGACGCGATTAAAGCGGCCGCAGTATAGCGTATGTTAGAATTCCCAAACATAAGGTATCCAATATACCCTATCGATGAAACAACACCTGATGTGAGTCGTAAGGCTCAGGTGGAGAACATGACGATGTTAACCCATCGCAAGACTACAAAAGCATTACGATCGTATTCTGTCAATTATAAAATCCCAACTACAGAGTATGTTCGTTTAAGGAATTTCTTTGACCAAGTGAATACCGCTGAGATATTCCTTTGGACACACCCTGAAACACTGGCAAAGATTAGAGTTAGGTTCGCTGACCAACTCCATTTCTCTGCTAGTGATTACGGGATTTGGACAGGTTCTATTCAATTACAGGAGGCTTAGATGTTAACGCTATCAACTGCATCTATCATCGAAAAGAATAAGATATCCTCCACTGGAGCTTGGGTAATGGCTATTGAGCTACACCACCCTGAAGGCAATATCCTTCTGGTGAATAACACAGAGGACTTAACCTTAGCCGGTAAGAAGTACACTGCCTTCCCATTCAAGCTGGAGGATATCAACGAGGACACTAAGCAGATGCCTAACGTTAAACTCTCTGTAGCGAATGTAACCGGTACTATCCAACGGTTGGTAGAAAAGAATAAAGGCCTCACAGATTGTGAGGTCAATATTCGAATATTTAATACTAACTTACCGGACATTATTGAACTAGAAGAAACGTTCATCATTAACGCATCCCAATCTAAAGCAGACTGGGTAGTGTTCACATTAGGTACAGACTTCTCATTTTCTCGTAGGTTCCCACCTGTTCGAGTAATGAAAGACTATTGTCCTTTCAAATTTAAGTCTGTAGAGTGCGGATACAAAGGGTACGCACAAAACTGTAACAAAACTCTAAAACGCTGTCGTGAGTTAAATAACAGCGTTAGATTTGGCGGTGAACCAACAATACCACAAGGGGGCTTATATGCGTCTAACTCTAAATAACCTAGTAGGGGCTCCGTGGAAAGAGTTGCCTTGTTGGGAGCTTGTGGTAGAGGTGTACAAAAGGGCCGGTATTCATCTTGAGCCATATGCAACGTATTGGCCAGATATGAACTCTCCTTGGCAAGAAGTCAAGGAGCCGGAAGTAGGGGACATAATTGTTATGAACCTCTACAGTAATAACGCTGATCATATCGCAGTATATGTAGGCGAAGGTAAGATGATACATTCTACCGAATATGCGGGGGTGTGTATCGTACCAGTGGACAGATTAAGAAAACGTATATTAGGAGTGTACAGGCACAAGGAGGCTCAAAATGATTAGATTAGTAATTGCTCGAAACCCATTCGACCTTACCACTAGACAAGAGACTCTTGTGCCTTTTGTTGACGGTAAAAAGCTTAACCAATATTTTACTGAGCCAGGTGAATGGGTGTACTCCATTAATGGCGAGTTAGTAGAGGATACCGCATCACCTACCGATGAAGCTTATGTAGTAGTTCTACCTAAACTTGAAAAGCAAGCATTTGCTATCTTGTTATCGATTGGTTTATCGATTGCAACTGCCGGCATTGCCTCCGGTGCGATATTCGGTATTACTAGCGTGTTAGGTCGTACGTTAGCAGCAATGGCCATCGGCATGATTGGTAACGCGATCATATCTAAAATAGCTGCACCTAAGACAGATAGCTCTAATACCGAGCAGTCCGCTACCTATGGGTGGCAAGGTGCACAGACTGTTATTGGCCAAGGTCACCCATTAGCCATTACCTACGGCAAGTGTAAAAGTGCCGGTATGCTTATCTCACGCCACGTAACGAGTGACGGAAGTAAGCAATATCTCAATTTATTATACTGTGCCGGAGAGGGTCCTATTGACGCTATAACAGACGTTAAATTAAACGGTAACCCTATTGGTAACTACAAGGAAGTTCAGCTAGATGTAAGGCTTGGTACAAATGACCAAGAGATTATCCCTAACTTCAATGATAACTATGCGGACCAACCATTAACGTATGAACTAACAAATGACTGGTCTATCCATCAAACGCAAGGTAACTTATCTACCGCGCTAGAGGTTACTATATCACTCCCTAATGGTTTGTACTATTCAAACGACCAGGGCGGACTAAGTGAAACGTCAGTCACTATTGAAGGTGGCTATCGTAAAGTAGGTTCTGCAGAGTGGATACCATTACCGATTAGTAACAATGGTGGACAAAGTGCCATGCTTGAAAAGACAGATAATCGTTGGTTTAAACGGAACAGTCATTCCAGAACGTCTATCGACAACAGTCAATATACCGGTGTTATTAAGGATAGCTCAAATAAAGCTATCTATCGTGTGTTCCGGTTTGATGTAAAAGAACCAGGGCAGTACGAAGTCCGCATGCGGTGTGCACATAAGGACGGTAATTCTAACCGCCATGTAAACAAAGTATACTGGTCGCAGTTAACTCAAATTGTTTATGATGATTTTATTCATCCTGGCAAGGTACTTATTGGCATTAAGGCATTAGCTACTGACCAATTAAATGGTAATGATCCAAACGTAACATGGATACAAGAGCGAAAAACAGTATGGGTATTTAATACCTACACTGGGGCGTATGAGTCTAAACCGGCTAATAATCCGGCATGGGCTTGCTACGATATCCTTCATCACTGCCGTAAGATTGGTGATGAGTATGTAGTTAAGGGAGCTCCTCGTGAACGCTTCGTATACGACGCATTTAAGGCATGGGCTGATAAGTGCGACGAAAAGCATATAACATTTAACTACATTTATGACAACGCTAGCCAAGTATGGGATGCACTTAAATACGCTGAGAATGTTGGTAGAGGTAAGGTAATACCTTTAGGTACTCGGTTTAGTTGTATTTACGATTATGCTGCTACGCCTACTCAGTTATTTACTGTAGGCAATATCAAGATGGACTCATTCATGGAAGAGTTCCAGGCTACATCATCTAGGGCAAACGCTATCGAGGTATCATTCCTCAATAAAGCAAAAGACTATGAACGTGACGTACTTCCGGTATTCAGCGAAGAATATGACGTGACTACATCCCTTGCTAGTCCGGCGCAAGTCGAGCTCATGGGATGTGTTGATGTAGACCAAGCCTACAATTACGCTAAACACTACCTACGAGCAAATAAGTACGAGATACGCACTTGTACCTTCGAGGCTTTCACAGACGCCATAGCGTGCACAATAGGGGATGTAATCCTACTACAACACGATGTAACAGACTGGGGGCAAGGTGGCCGTGTAGAGTCTGCCACAGGTAATAAAGTAACCCTTGATAGAGAGGTTACTTTTGAGCGTGGTAAGACCTATCGGCTCATGGTACGGAACGCTAAAACGGACGCATTAGAGTCTTATGATGTAACTGGTGTGACTGGTAAAACCGTAACGCTTGCTAATAATGCGGTTATTCAGACTGACGACTTATACACATACGGTGAGGCAACCAAAGAGGCTAAGCCGTTTAGAGTATTATCCATTAGTAAGTCCAATTCTGAAATGACTCGCAAAATATCCTGTATCGAATACTACCCTGAGTTGTACGCCGGTGATGATGGATCAGTACCAATCATCGACTACACAACCAAGTCTGATGTGATTAAGGTTATTAACTTAGTATTACTTGCTGACGTTAAGACCTTAAAGGACGGTACTGTACTCTGTGATATTAATGGCACTTGGCAACTACCAAGGGGGAAAGTGGCCAAAAATATCGTTGTATATTACAAGCCTGTGACCGCTAAGGAGTGGCAACAGTTCAAGGTGTTAGATGGTAGTGCTACTAGCGTTACTATTCCAAGCGTAGCGACTGACGTCAACTACGACGTTAAGATTGTATGTACAAATGAGGTAGGCGCTGCGTATGAAGGGGTAGAGCGTGCAGTGTATGTAAGTGGTAAGGAAATACCACCGGCAACACCTAAAGGCTTTAAAGTAACTCAGGATGCAGTCAATAGTAGCGTACTTCACTTATCGTGGGAACCTAATACAGAGGCTGACCTACATGGATACACGCTCTATGATGGAAACGATGTAGTACTCGTTAAACATATAGGCGGTACATCCTACTCGTACTTCATTCCTAATACTGGTAATTACCAATTCAAGCTATCGGCTATTGATACATCCGGTAATGAAAGTGGTAAAGCTGAGGCTCGTATCACTGCAACGGTATCCGCTGAGAGTGTGGCCACTCCTAAAGCACCGGCTCGCGGTGAGGTAACAATCGGCAAGACGATCGTTGCTGCATGGGACCCTGTAGAGAATACCTACATCGATTATTACGAAGTACGCCTTGATAGTAATGTTGGACAGTCCAATAAACTACTAGCCAAGACTACAGACATCCGCTCTGAAATTAAGTTATCGGCTCGTAGAGGTGCGGTGTTCGTTTATGCACATAATCCTGTCAAAGGATATGGTCCGGCTCTTAGACTAGACTATAATGCGCCTGTCCCTAAAGCACCGACAAATGTCAAAGTAAAAGGTAATATTACAGGCGTTAGCGTAGTCTTTGATAGCATACCGGATACTTGTATAGGCGCTAATATTTACATTGGTACAGAGAAGTATTTCGTTACTACAAACGTAAATATAATACCTCATGACCCAGGTGTATTTGATGTTAAAGTCGCTTATGTTGATGTATTCGGGGAAGGTGCTTACTCAAATATTGTTGGTACTTCAGTACCGGCTAGTATTGACCCGGCTTTAATCGACAAGGAAGCTCTTGGCATTAAGGCTATGGACGATAAGATTAAGGAGCTTACAAAGACTGCTAATGCTTATTCTACCCAAGTTAATAACCTAACCGCTAATATGGCTACTCAGTTTAGCCAATTAGCAAATGGCATTGACCTAAAATTAAAAGCATTGAATGGCGATGAGATAGTTAGTCGTATCAATCTAAGTTCTACAGGGACAAGGATAGCCGGCAAGTTGCTTCATGTAACTGGTGATGCACTATTCGACAATAACATCATTACTAGACAGATGCTCGCTGCTAAAGCCGTGTCTGCAGATAAGATGGACGTCGGAGAGTTAAGCGCAATCAGTGGTAACCTTGGGACTGTAACAGGCGGTAAGATTATCGGTGGTATGATCCAAAACAAGACAGGGGTATTTAAAGTTGATGCTAACGGTAACATCGTAGGCGCCAATATTACAGCCTCACGCATTGACGCTCAGTCAATTATGCAAGCTGGTTTTAAAATCAGAAACATTGATGTACAAATCTACAAAGTACGTCATGGGGACTGGTGCCCACTGCCAGAAGGGTTCAATGAAAGTCAATGTACATTTATTCCTGTCGGCTATATAATGACTGAAAGTTATTTCAATAGTAATTATAGATACTATGAAAGTAAGGTCCCAGGTCCGTGGGGGAACAGAACACAAAATGCGATTGATGCGTCAAAATATGAGCAACAAAAAGCTAGATATATAGGTCGATGTGACATCTATATGAGTGCTGATAATGATGGCTTAAGCGTAGGTATTATTAAAAAACGCCGAGCGGTTGTAGAGACAAAAAGCACTTCCACATGGAGCGGTGGCGGAGATAATGGACACGATTATTACTCTAATTCTTACTCTTACGGTGAGCTATACGTATTGGTTATTGCACGACAATAAGGAGGCTATATGGTCGAACAAGATTTAACACTCTATACCGGACAAGACTTTAGTATCAGTTATGTTGTACCGCCAGATAGCGATATGACGTTAAGTCAATATAAAGGCGCTTGTAAAATTCGCAAGCGCCCATATGACAATATGATATTAGAGTTACATTCTGTGGTAGAGTCAAAACAGGTAAGGTTTTTCATTTCTGGTCAAGAGTCGGCGAAGAAGAAAATAAAAGGTGGCGACTATATTTATGACGCGTTCCTTTATAACGATGAACGTTGGCTCAAAATTGGCCAAGGTACGATTACGATCGTGCCGGATATTTCTATGCATGAGTAAGGGGAGGTAACTTATCATGGCTGAAACAAATAACACTTTAACACTTAAATTCGACAAAGAAACTACGTTCCCATTATTTGAGCGGTTAGGCAAAAGTGCCTACACCATAGCAGTAGAACACGGCTTCAAGGGTTCTGAACAAGACTGGTTAGATAGCTTACGTGGCCCTAAAGGTGATAAAGGTAGCGCGGAAGAGACTGCTCAAATATTAAAGCAAGATGGCGAATTTCTCAAAAGCGTAAAAGGTCCTAAAGGTGATGCTGGCAGTGCTGAACGAGCAGCTGAACTCTTGAAACAAAAGAATGTATATCTCGCAGATTCTAGCGTAGATACAGTACTAGCCAAATTGGTCGAATTGGTTGGCGATACTATCAGAGTTACATACAAACAACTTGAATATGTTCAGCCTTTAGTTGGTCAAACATATTTAGACCTAAAAGGTGAGCCGCATTTCAAAGTATCTGTAAATGGTGGCGAGAAAATCGCATTCGTATCTGACAATTTAAGAGTGAATATCGACGCCTTTGGCGAAACCGATATTCTAGTTAAGTACTTCGACCTAGCGGATAGAGTAGTAGGAAGCATAGCTATCCGAGGCGTGATAGTCGGTGAAACACCAGATGAAGAATATCGTGAAAACGGCATCACATATAAATTATTTGGAACAAATTTGAAGGTGAATATTACTGGCAATACAGTCAATGGCAACTTTAATGACAATCCTAAAAATTGGAATGTTACTCAAAAAACGATATACGCAACTAAGCCGACAACACTTAATCTTGGCGATAACTGGAATACATACGGCCCTTATCTTGTAGAAACGCCTAAAAATGTAACGTTTGAAGGTTATAACAAAAATATGAAGCTAACAGTAGCTACATTAACACAGGGTTCGAAAACGCTGGCCTTTAATAAGCAAACTATTGAATGGAATGAAGCTAACAGTAGCTACATTAACACAGGGTTCGAAAACACTGAACATTTATAATCTGTCCTTAGTTAGCACAGAGTAAGGGGAGGTGCATATCATCTGGACTTGGCAGTTTGAGTTGAACGACTTGCTTACGACATTAACTATCGTAGGCATAGTAGCAGGTGCAGGATATCGGCTTCTGATAGTACCTCTATTAGACCGTCTGGAAGCACAACGAAAACAAGATAGCATAGAATTCACAGGCAAGTGGAATACATTATTTGACACACTAGGCGAACTAAAGGATGAAATGAAGCAGTCACGTACGGAGCGTACTGAGTCAGCAACCACCTTTATGATGTTAACCACTAGACTCGAATCTATGGAAAAGCGAATTAATGAGTTAAGGGAGGAATTACATGATCATACCGCCTCGGCTCATGGACAGCGCTAAGAAAGTATTCAAATCTGTTAGGGTGGCCAACATCCACCCTACAGGTGTATTAGCGACGAGGGCATTAGTCCTCGTCATGCTAGTACCTATATTGTTAGTAGTCATCGAATACGTAATGGCATTTATCCAGGGATACGTAACCGATGAGACAGGGAAATTAATTAGCACAGGTATTAACATTATTGACCATATCTTTATTCCGTCTGTACTAACGGCCCTTGTTGGGTTCTTAGCACTTTGGATAGATAAAGATAATAATGGCATTCCTGATAAGCTAGAAGAACAACAAAAGGTACCGCCTGTGATGGAAAGGGGGAGTGCGGATGATAAACGTTAGCTTAAGCGACTTAAACGACTACTGCAGTAGGGCTGTAGGTTACATTGATAAAATATACCTACACTGGACTGCAGGACGATATAATCAACAATTTGACGATTACCACATCAATATTGATAGGTTCGGTAATATTTACATTGATGGTGAACTAACAGACCATAAAAGCCACACATGGATGCGTAATGGAAGGGCTGTAGGCATATCCTTAGATTGCGCCTATGGGGCTCAATGGGTAAATGACTTAGGTGATTATCCACCGACTGCTGCACAAATTGAAACGCTAGCGCAAGTGGTTGCCGTATTATGCGTAGACCTAGGACTACCTGCTAGCATTAGCAACGTCCTAACCCATGCTGAGGCAGCGGATAACATGGACGGGTTTTACGCACATGATCCATATGGGCCAACAACTACATGTGAGCGGTGGGACTTATGGGTAGTTACCCAAGGTGATGAACCTGGTAGTGGTGGCGATGTAATACGAATGAAAGCCAAATATTACGCTCAGCAATGGGGCAGTAATATATAGGGGGTATATATGTATGAAAAAATCAAGTCTACAGTTACTGGCTATCCTAAGCTTTATTATATTATCGGTGCTATTGTGCTCCTCTCCATCTTTTGCCTCTGGTACATCTTCCACGAGCCAAGCGGAGGAAACAATCACGATTCCCTTAACACAGTGGAACGAATTGAAAAGCAACAACGAGAAAGCCTTGAGCTTAATCGAAGCATCCAGTCTTCCATTGACCGAAGCGCAGAGCTTAGTCATGAAGCAAAGGGAAGAGTTGAACGAAGCGCACAATACAATATCGACATTGGAAACCGAATTAATGAAAGCCAAAATGCTATCCATGAAGCAAGAGGTTACCTTGTCAGAAATGCAGAACTCATTGACCGAATTGAAAGGGCAAATCGACAACGACAAGAGAACAATCAAACGACTACGGATGCAGCGCAACCTATCTCAGATGGTGGGAGCGGGAGCAGTAATCGGAGTAGTGATTCATCGATAGAGAGGTGATCCAATTATCTCCTGAGCATGAGCAGGTGGACTCATGTGAACATGTTCCATTTTGGAACACGTTGCCATAAATTTTTATGTAAGATAGTAGGATGTTTGACCAAATTTATATAATAGTATATATTATATAAACCGTTAAAACTTGTTATAAGTTTAGAACGTTGCTCAACTGTTACTCAACCTTTTAAAAGTTTTAACGATATAAACTCAATAATAATAAGGATTTTTAGTGGTGATAGAATTGTACTCCAAATAATTTGGCGCTTATGGGAAAACCACTCAGAATTGGGTGGTTTTTTCTTTATGACATGTCACTGTTAAAGGGCTATAACAGTGTAAAAAACAATTGACATAGAACACCAAAATCTGTATACTATTTTGAGTAAGCTTTAGTCGTGTTTCCATTAGCCCCGGAA